CTTCACGGCTCGAAACCATCAACACAACAAAGGCGAGAGTAGAAGAGCCTTGGCAGATCGAACTGCGGAAGAAACTGTTTCGTGAAATTCTTCCTGCCGATATGCCAACTTGGTTGGCCGACCTGTTGAAGCAGCGCGACGACCTGTTGAAGCAGCGCGACGACCTGTTGAAGCAGCGCAACGACCTGTGGAAGCAGCGCAACGACCTGTGGAAGCAGCGCAACGACCTGTTGAAGTTGAAGCAGCGCGACGAAAAACTCATCGCTTTCCACGACTCTATCTGCGATTGTGGATGGTCGCGCACGAACAACAACATATTCGATTTCCCGCGTCTTTAGGAGGCGCACACCATGCCTAGCGAAATCGTAGTAGGTGAGAAGGTCGATGCCTTCCTCACCCAGTGCCAAGACATGACATGGTTCGAACTGGCGTGCTGCATCCGAGCCCTCTGGACGGAGATGAAGAGACGGAATCCCATCGGCATCAACTGCTATGAAGGTTCGATGGCCGGAGCATACTTCGCGGTGGAAGAGATAGCCAAGGCAGAGAAGATCAACCCGTCCGCCGAAGCAGGGCCGGGAATCGACAAGAAGAAACGGAAAGTGAACGGCTAGATGGCTTGTCTATGGGGATGACAGGGACCCGATGGCGGTTCGACTCCGCCCCAGTCCACCAAACCCGACACTCGACTCGGAGTTCGAGCGAGGTCAGTCGGAAATATGTCTACCTGCTGGCTCTCGAAACGAACCATTGTGAAAAGTCAGGGTCCTCGATATTCACCCTAAACTGACCGAGAACTGCACTAGATTTCATGTATATGTGCCCCATCTTCTGTGCCTTGCGTTTAGAGAACCCGGTTCCAACCGGTGATACCTTGTCGATGAGTGAGTGTAGCCACGCTGCCACAGCAGCTTCCTTGCCGTCCTTGGAGTCCATGAGAGCCTTGGATGCCCTGCTCATAGCCCGACGTACATCTGGTCGGTGTAGCCCGAAGTGATTTGCTACCTGTTGGAAGTTGCGAGTCCTGACATACTCCATCACAACCGTGGAGAGTCGGGGTTTCGGCGACGGGGATTCGATGCCTAGCGGCTCCAGTGAGTTCTCCAGCCCAGCCTTTTCCAAGACCTCATGTAGTAGTTCTTCGGTGGGCTCCCCCACCATCATGAATGTGCCCAGCGTTTTCACCGCCATGCGGATACGGAAGCTGCAAACGGTCTGCGTTGACTTGTGGATGAGGGCGAGGGTGGACTGAGTCTTCGACAGCAGATAGTAGCTGAGGAGAAGTTCTTGGTCTTCTTTCTTCAGGAAGCGGAGCGTCCGCAGGAATCGTTCAAAGTTCTCGCTAATGAAACTGAGGATGTCTTCCTCAGCTAGGTCGGCTTGCGTCTCCAAGCTAATGGTGGTCGCGCCTTCTAGTTGCTCATCCTCGCTCAGAAGCATAGCTCTGGCACTGGTCACGCTATCGAAAGTAAGGAGTATTTTCACTCATCACGACACCTCCACAACACAACGCGGCTCCGTAGCTCCGATTTTGTGTTGGTTTTTTGAATTTGCTAAGCCTTGTTTGCGTGCCCGTTCTGCTTGTGCAGCGCGGCGTTCAGGAGTCCAGCTTAGTCTTAGTGAAATGGATAGTTTCTGACGGGATTCCTTGGAAGGGGGTATTCCTTTATTCCAAGAGGGTCTCCCGGCTGTTGTAAAAGTTACAGGTGACGTATACCCACGAGCTTTCTTTCGCGCCCATGCAGCACGCATTTTAGCTCTGGTTTCTTCGCTGTGTTTATGGTTCAGGTGACTTGGGGGCGTTCTACCCTGACTTGCCGCTTTCTTTCTAGCTCTAACCTCAGGTGGGTCCTGAACACCCCTCTTACGCTCACCATTCTTCTTCCATGCTTCCCGGCGACGTTCTGTGGGCTCAAGCTGAGCCGCAGTCCAGCCGTCACGAGCGATGTTGTACCCATAGACAGACTCGGCTGACCGTAGCTGTTTAATCCAAACCGTCTCTCTCGCCCGGAGCCAAAGCTCATCAAGGACTTCTTCCACGATTCCAAATTGGAACGCAGCTTCACCATACTTATCCCACGCCGCTTGAAAATGAGGGCTATGATGCTTCCCCAACTTCAGGGCTCTAAGGTGAGCGGACTTTCTTCTGGGTATAAATTTGGCTGACCCGACGTATACTTTACCGTTCACCAAGTTCAACCATATGTAAACCCCCGCCACTCCCGCCATTTTTTCCTTTGTTATTGACAAATCTAAAAATTACAGGTAGATTAGTAATAAGTCGAAGTGTGCCTGTAATCACCTACACTACCTAAATACTGTACTTTTAGCTTGTATGTACATGAAAAAATAGCCCCCTTATTATAGGGGGCTATTTTGTGAGAACTTATAACAGGCTATTTCAGAGCCACGCCCACGACCGCTCCGCCATACTTCAGCGCGTTGCCGAAGCCAGCATTTGTCACGGCTCCACCCGTGATGCGGGTCTGAACCATGAAGGTTGAAGCGTTGAGCCGCTGCGAATACTGCAATACGGAGTTGACGTTGGTGTCTGGGGAGATGGTCGCCGAGTCAATCAGGATACCAGCTTCGATGATGATACCAGCGACGGCAGAAGTAGTGAATAACCCAGCACCAAGCGGAGTTGAGCCATACGTGGTACCATGCCCGTGAACGTCAACACCGGTCGCAAGACCAGCTACCTCGAACACCTGAGCGTGCAGACCACCGTCGAACACCGGGCGACCGTTGACGTTAGGCGGCGAAGCGAGGTTGCCACCCGGCTGAATAGGCGAGATGTATTCGTCCGGGTAGAAGGCACCAATGGAGATGTTCTGAGTACCAGTCGCGGCGGCAACGACATAGATGTAGGCCGAAGGGAAGAAGCCCGACGCATCAGGGTTGTTGATACCGTTCGCTTCCTGCGACACGCCTACGATGCTGTCAACAGTCGTGTAGACGTTGCTCTTGTCGTCGGTGACGATAGGGTTGGGGATGTGGGCACCAAAGGAGCCAAGGTTGAAGGGAGCCCCGCTCTTCGATGCTTCAACAACAACAGCGAGGTACGAACCTGCGGTTGTCCCTGCTGGGAGGGTCACCGTCAGCGGCTTTACCTGATACGCTGAAAAATTCTTTGCTTTCTGAACAACTGAAATTGCCATCTGAGGGGTCTCCTAAAGAGAGTTTCGTTTCTACCTAGTATTTGGTAGTTAGAATTTTGGGTATTTACTGCATATGTCACACGAAGAAAAAACAGATAGGTACCAAGCAGAGTACCGTAGGGCTATTGCGGCTTATATGGAGGGGTTAGGTGGAAGGTACTAAACCCCTCGTCTCGTGTATCACCCCCACCTACAACCGCCGCGAGTTCTGGCCGCGCTGTGTGGGGTATTTTTTGTCACAGGACTACCCAAATCTTGAGTGGGTAATTGTTGATAATGGGACAGACCAAATTAAAGACCTCCTACCTGAGGACCCTCGCATCCGGTATGTTTCGATGCCGAATGTGAAATTGAACCACGGTCAGTTGATGAATGAGGGCTGTGCGCTTGCCAAAGGTGAGTTCCTGATTGTGGTAGACGACGATGACATCTATCGTTGTGACAGGGTGTCTAGACAAGTGGCACCGTTCGCTGACCCCAATGTGTGGGTAACCGGAACCAGCCGCCTGTATTACTACATCCATGGGACGGAGACGGCCTACCGCTACCAGAATTGGACTTCTCAGCCATGGATAGGTGCCTTCGCTACTCGAAGGAGCGTGTGGGAGAAGCAACCGTTCGAAGACATACCCTCCGGTGCTGACTGCAAGTTCCTTCGCAGCATCCCGCAAGAGCACTGGAAAGACCTTAACACATTGGATTTGATGGTGGCTACAATCCACCCTGAAAATGCGTCAAAGAAATATTTGCCTAGCATGTCCTATATTGAGACTGAGTGGGAAGATATAGAGAAGGTCACTAAGGGGTTGTTGATTTGAGTCTATCTAATGTAACAATTCTCATTACATCTTTTCTGCGTCCGGGATATTTGGCGGACTGCTTGGCAGGTATCAAAAAGAACCTTCCTGAATGTCAGGTGGTGGTTGTAGACGACAGCGGCATAGCCGGAGCTACCATATCCCTAAAGTTTGACTCGGGACTGTCGGTGAAACGAAACCACGGGGTAGCTGCTACACGTACAAAATACCTTTTGATGGGCTCCGACGACTTCGACTTCTCTACCGACGAGGCACGTCGAGGCATCGAACGCCTGCTCTCGGTACTTGACGCTGACCCGAGCATCGACGTGGCTGGCGGACACGTGGATGGAAACGTGTACGAGGGTGACCTGATTGTCGCACCCGGCCAGTATATCGCCCAGACTAAACTCAACATTACGAGGAACATCACCCAATGTGACCTCGTAGTGAACTATTTCCTCGCCCGTACAGAATCTATCCGTCCATACCCATGGGACGAGCGGATGAAAATTGGGGGGGAACATGGTGACTGGTTCCTCACCCTGAAAGACCATGAGTTGAAGGTAGTCGCCGTCTCCGATGTGAATATCACCACCCTGCCCTACAACCGGGATAAGGAAGACCCTCGCTACGCTTCGTTCCGTGGACGTGCCAAAGCTCTGGGTCATCGCATTTTCTTGCGTAAGCGCGGGGTCTCTGAGTTCTTCGGCTCTGAGTCCACGCCTCCGGCTCCCCTACCTCTCCCTAAGTTCATCGTGGCGGTGGTCGCGTGCCATAAGTACCAGCATCGGGTAGATGAGATTCGCAAGACGTGGCTTAAGTCGATGTACAAGGTGGACTACAAAATATTCTACGGCAACGGTGCAACTCGTGAACCGCTGGAGGATGAAGTGTTCCTCGATGTGGACGACGGGTACCTTGGTCTCCCGGCAAAAATGAAGGCTATCTATCAGTGGGTGCTCGACAACGGCTATGAGTATGTGTGCAAGGTGGACGACGATACTTATGTAGAAGTCCCGCGTCTGGTTCAAGCTGGCTGGCAGCAGCATGACTATACAGGTAGGGAGAACCGTGGGGGGAATCCCTCGTGGGCTTCAGGTGCGGCTTACTGGTTGAGCAAGCGTGCTATGCAGATCGTCGCCGCTGCACCACTGACATCGGACACGGCGGAGGACCGCTGGTGCTCTCATGCTTTGCACAAGCAGGGAATTAATGTACATAACGACCTGCGTTACTCCCTCATCATCTACCATCAGCCGGAATGGAACACTGCGGTTACGGCTTGCATCTGCCACCCTAACGTGACAATGCCTATGATTGAGGAAGGGTTTGAGTTTGGAGGGTCGGTAGCGTTGAACAACGCTCTGCCTCTATCTCCGACCGTCGTCAATTCACCACAGACCCATGCCCCGATGTACCACGAGCCCCCCACTCAATGGAAGTCCACGTTCTTGGAATCTAAAGTAAAAGTTCTTTTCCAAAAGTTCCGATATGTGGTAGCTACGGTTCCGGGCTCTTCGCATTACAAATCCCTGTGCAAGATTTACCCTGAGCACATGGAAGAGGTAGTGGAGACACCAGAGGGTAGCCGCATCATATTTATTGTGGATAGGTAAAAAGGGCAGCAACCGAAGTTGCTGCCCTTGTGTTAGAAATTTGCCTAGCTACTTCTTTTCTTTTTGTAGGCTACCCACAGCATCAGGATCAGAAACCCAATGCTTGTACGTGCCTGCTTTCAACTCAGCCATCATGGTCTTTAACCGGCTAACCGGCATAGCTATAATACTGGTTTTATTTGGTAGTTCTATAATACTGAGAAGTCAGAAAAGCTTTTGTTTAATCATCCAATCTGACCAAACAAATTCCCTGTAGTCACCCGCGTGTTGGCGGTGCTGTCTTTGCACACCCGGATGTAATTCCAGATAATACCCGATGGGTTAATCATGGCTTGGTGGTTCGTGGCGTCAATGATGACCTGAAGCTGGTTGAACTCCGCAGCCGGGGCCGGAGGAGTATAGCTGACAGCGGCCAAGTTGCCGGTGATGCTGACACCCGAGTTGGGGGAGCCTGAAGTGTTGGAGCCCGGTACCGTAATGCCACTGTTTTGAACCCCGTTCAAGAGAATGAAGGTCTTACCAAAGGCAAGGGGTGCGATGACAGCACCGTCTTCTAGATTCTGGAGGACTTCAGCACCGCTGGTCGTGCTGATATAGGTATTCCACGAGGTGGCGTATCCGCCAGCGTCTTTAACCGGTGATGCAACTACGAGAAGGTTACCCGCTAACACGGACAGGTTGGCCTCTGCACTGGCAACAGTCTCACCGTTCACGGTCACGAAGGTGTTCTTCACGTAGAAGGTGGTCGTGGTAGCGATGCCCTGCTTGTGGCTGTCTGCTGTTGGGGTGTACTGGGTCAACACAGGAGTTCCCGGAGCACTGATGGTAGGACCGTCCGTCATGACGGTGGGGTCATTCGAGGCTTCCACCCACACGTTTCCTTCGAGCCCGGTGATGTGTAGGGAGAAATTGAACCAGTTGTTGATGTTCCGCCACGCACCAGAAAGCGCGGCTTGGGAACTGAAGATTGTATTATTCGCCGTTTGCATGAGAATCCCTCTGATATAGAGGGTCATAGTTTGTAAATCATAATTCGGGGTTTTTCTTGGGAAAAGTTTTAGAACTATGAACCTCT